CTTTTTATGTTCCAGCCAGAGCTCCTGGGCTTGTTCTAAGGTTATAGCACCTTCTCGTAGTTGCTCCCGTATTTCATCATACGTCATCCTACAGCATTCATATTCCAAATGAACGCCCTGTTTCGCCTTTGCAAATCTGTTGCTGCCAGTTTTGTTGGCAAGTTCAGTCGTCACCGCACGGTTCAGACTTAGTGTATGTATTTTTTTTTTGTCGTTTGTTTGTTTGTGCCATGAGTATGGCGTTAGTGAGTTTGTCGATACTCTTGCGTATCTCTTTTAGTTCGTTTCTAAGTCCGTTAGACTTAATTTTTAGTTCGTTAGACATAGTGTATTACCTGCTGTATTAGTAAACCCAAAATACATCTTGTGACTTTTCTGGATCATTGTCTGCATGGATAAAGGTTTTGGCAATTCCAATTCTACGGAATCCTGCTTTAATAAGGGCATTAAGAACTGTGGCTCTTTGTGCTGAACTTGTAACGGAAATGTCAACAGCGTATCCATAAAGATGACTACTTCCTCCTTTTCCATTTTCATCTGGCATTTTTCCGCCAACGTAGGCATTGTGGCTTTTGCTTCTAAACCCACTATTGATTTTAAAGGGTATCCCTGCAATGTCACGCGCATTGTCGAGCATGTCCAAAGTAGACTGCTGCATGTAAGCACCACTACCAACTTCATCTGGGCTGTCAAATTCATCAAGTGTAAAATATCTCATTATTTCTTTAATATACTTCTAAATGCTTCGCTTCCTGCTTTTATAATCTCTTGTTGTAAAGCTATCATCTGTGCTTCGTAAGCATCCTTTTGTTCTACCAATTGGTCAATATGTTTTTGTTGGCTTTCAACTTTAGCTGTAAGATCAGCAACCTCATCTGGGTTACGACCAATGATCGCATAGATTACCACACTTAGACTTCCAACAATCATACCTACAATAGATACGATAATATCTTTGTTTTCTTTAGGTATAGAGTTATTTGCTAAGTATAACAAAAGTCCTATAACAAGTATAAATATACCTGCTGCTCCCGAATAATGTACTATGTCTTTCTTTTTCATTTTAACTGCTTGTAGATTTTAGTTATGGTATAGATTATAGTTAATACAAGTACTACTGTTTGTAGCCAAGTATTTATGTTGGGCATACTGCTAAATAATAACGCTCCTATGTTCAATATATATATTCGTAAATCATTCATTATACTTCAGTTTTTCCAAACGTTGTAGCGTTTTGGTTAAATAATGCTTGACACTCTGTTGTTGATAATGCTTTGTCATATACCTTTACTTGTGCTATATCGCCATTAAAATAATAACCGCTATTGTATCTACCTAACTCAAAACCTGTACCATCTGCCGAACCATCTGCACCTGCGATAGTAGTTGAACCTGCTGCTACGCCATCAATAAAAAAGTTTACTTTTCCATTTACTCTATCTCTTACACATATAACGTGATGCCAAGTGTTTTGTGATACTGTTCCTGTACTTTGTTGGTTTACTACTGAACCGCCTGTGTGATATAAACGTAATTTGCCACTAGCTCTGATAACATCTAACCACATACCTGCTGAACTTGCATACGTTCCCATTATAACATAACCACCACTACCAGATAATGCACCTTGTACATATATCCAAGCACTAAGAGTGTAACTAATTTTTCCTATATTTCTGTTAAAGGTAGTGCTGTCAAAGTAGTCGTTACTACCATCTAAAGAATAAACATCCACGTCTGGACTTGTATGTGTACTTGTGTCGAATGTCGCACCATATCTAGTAAAATTAACTCCATTAGGGTAGTCATTCTTTGTGAAGTAAAAGTTTTGGCGAATATCATCAACGCTTAGTTCTTCTCCATATACTCTAACTTGACCTATTTGACCATTAAAGAACGATGGTGTAGTTGATTCGTGTTTTCCTATTGTAATTCTTTGTGTTCCTCCATTATTAGGTGTAAAAGTAGAAGATACAGTATTATCTAATTCACCATTGATATAAAATTTAGCATCGGATGATGACCTTACAACAGCTATATGCACCCATTTATTTGATGAAACAGTTGAACTGCTTTTTAGTACATTGCTACTTGATGACCTTTCAAACAACTGTAATTTATCATCATTAGCAACTCCAAATATAAAAGAACGTTTTGCATCGGATGTTCCATACTTTGCTATGACATAATTAGTGTCCGTATCGTCTTTATTTATCCACGCTTCGATTGAATATCCTTTAGCACTAAAGTCAAGTGGTGTTGTTGCGGTAGCTGTTCTATGAGCGAAATCTGTACTACCATTAAAGTCGAGAAAGTCACCTAGTTCTTGATTATAAACACTACCTGAAACAGATAATGTAAAATCAGTACCAACATCCGCAGTCCAAGTTGAACCGCTACCACTATAAGAAGCTGCATCTTGATGTATCTTTAGATTTGTACCATCAATTAGACTAGTTTCATTTGTGTTTTTAGCAAAGGCTAAGTAGATGTAACTATCGCCATTATAGTTATAATCTGTAAATGCGTTACCTTGTAGCGAAACACCATCTTTTTCAAATCTAACATATCCATAGCCTGCTCCATATCCTATTTCAACTTCTGCTGCACTCTCATTTGCTCCTAATTGTCTATCAATAAGAACTTCGCCTTCATCAGATCTTTTATTGTCGAATATTTTCCAATCAGTACCACTTCTGCTTGTGTTCTTAATCATTATCCAAGCAGGTTGAAAGCCTGTGTATAATTTAGTTGGATTGCCTTGACCTTTATAAGCACCTACTTTAGATATACCACGCTTTGATGCAAAATGATAAGCGATATAAGTTCCTGTTGATGAATTTGCAGCACCTGCTGCACTACCAAGTCCAAAAACATTTGCATTTGTGTTGCTATGCTCATAGTGTGAATTGCTAATAGAATCTAAGTCATGCGTATTATTAAGCACTAATTCTTTTGAGTCAGACGTTACTCCTTTTACATAAACTGTCCATATTTCCGCTGAATCAATTCTTTTTGTAATTACAAGGTCTGGTGCAACTCCTAATCCATGTGGATATGTATCGCCATCTGTTCCGCTACCTTCGTATTCAACAATACTAAATCCTAGCTTTGTATTAACAGACATTTGTTCTGGATATATATCAGGACTGCCACTTGGTGTGTAGGCACTCTCTAAAGTACCATCAACAGATACACTATTGGCAGTCATCGCTCCACTCGTAGCTGTATTATTAGCAGTAGGCGCACCACCTGCTTTAAAACACCAAGCAACATAAGTACCTGCTGAATTATTTCCTAAATTAGAACTCGCTAAAGTAAATCCATCGCTATCGAAAGATGTAAATGTGCTAGACGGTTGATCCCCATTTGTTAAGTCTGTTCTTAAATAAGAATTTGGGGTTAATGAGTCATTAAGATAGTGTGATGCATCTGCGTTACGTCTTTTTATCCAAACTAGGTCTGGCTGAAAACCTACTCCTGTTATTGCTTGTGTTGATGAATTACCGCTATAAGTAACAGTATTAAAATGCTCTGATACATCTGTAGCAGGTGTGTATTCGTGGTCTGTTATATCGTACCAATAACTATCAACGCCATCTGTACTATCTACATCGTTAGCATCTACATAAATAACCAAACCATCTTCTTGGTTACCTGTACCACCATCACTAGGTGTGACTGCTGCTTGTGTTCCTGTAATTACTCTTTCGTTAATCGCCATACTAGAAACTTATGTCATACTTCAAAATTGCAGCTTTAGTTGTTAATGCGTTTATCTCTGCTTCTTTTGTTGTAACTGTTGTACGAATGTTGTCACGCTCTGTTTGTGTTGCACTAGGAATTGCTGTACCTTTTTCTGCTTTGCGTATAGCCATCCAATCGGTAGGCTGTAATTTGTCGTATGCTAGTTTTTTAAGTTCGTCTATGCGTTGTGTTTTTAACTCTGCTACTGTTTCTGATATTGTCTTTGACTTTACATCGTAAGTAAATACTTCACGTGTAGCATCTGCATCGTCTGGTGTAGGTGCAGGGTATGATGAATCAAAATGCAAGTTGTAAATCACTTGCGTTACAGGGTCGTATGTAGGTACTACTATATCAAAGAAACCTTCTGCTTCGTGTATGCTGCTATCTGCGGTATCAAAACCTGCAACGTATTTTCCATGTTCTTTTGGTAAACGTGAGTACTTTACTACTTTACCATTTTCTAGTCTTGCTTTCATTATGATGCTACTACTGAATTACTGTACCAAAAATCTTCACCATTTGACGTATCATCTACGCAAATTATCTGTACAAGGTTTAATGCACCACTTGTAAACACAAAGTCGTCACTACCTTTCATCTTGTTAAATGTTTCTCCTGTGCTACCACTCATTACAAAACCAATAGTTCTATCTGTTCCATCTCCTGTTAATACAAGTGTTTTGACATCTCCAACTTTAGGGTTTTCTATATCGTAGTCTATGTCAGCATCCATCGTGTCTGTAAATACGGTTGCTGTTGCAAAATCTACATCGTAGTCAGATGGTATTGCTGCACTTGTTGTAAACTGTGCTGCTAGTTTTGCGTATGTTACTTGGTCATCTGCAATATGTGCTGTGTCAATACTACCATCAACGTAATGTTCTGAATCAATAGCATCGTCTGCTATCTTTGTACCATCAACTGCATCTGCATTGATACGTGCAGTAGTCACAAAGTTGTTACCATACACTTCGTCAAAGTTATCGTTTAATTTGTCAAATGCATCTCTTAATGGATCACCTGTACCATCGTTGGCTGTTGTACCAATGTTTACTGTTTGTTTTGCCATGTCTATTCAGTATAAAAACATTCTGGTTGTGAAGATATATTTATAGTCAAGATGTTGGCATCATCGCCAAACCAACTACTACAATATACTTGCCCCCAATTTATATCATTAAAGTTTATCATCTTTGAAAAAAGTTACTCGCCAATAGCTTAATACTATCAACTGTTATTTTAATTGTGTCTGCTAATGCGCCTACTACTTTTTCACATAGAGCCTTGTAGATTTTACCCCAACTAATGTCATTGTCATCTACTCCGTTACCCCAATGTGTTCTACAATAAATATCTCCCCAACTCATACTATTACAATAATTTTTTCTTCGGTTTGTTATTTACTTTATTTAAATACTGCGTTAGCTTTTTTACATTCGCAGGTTTTGGTTTGTATTTCTTTACAGCACCCATCCGCCAAATATATCTTTGTCTGGACTTACATCCTCGTTATTGTTTGTGTAATACTCTGGATATTTTGATCCTGCATTAAAAGACAAATGTTCAATTAGTCTGTCTGTGTAATATTGCGCTGTGTTTCTTTCTTTCTCTAGCAAATAATCTACTTCTTCTCTAGATGCGTTGTCAGCATTTTCTGATGTATGTTTAAATATTCCCTTGTTTGCAATAGTATATGCTGCAAATGGTAGGTATTCAACCATAGCCCAATGTATCAAACATGGTTTTATCCAATCATTTACTAATGTCAAGTAGTCGCCTGTTAATGTGCTTCCAATAATCTTAGCTTGTATTGCTTCAAACAAGTCTGTACCAAGATAATTTTCAATATGCTTGTCTTGGGCAATCTTGATGTACTGTATAAACTTGTCTGTGTCAATGTTACCATCTAGGGCAGTAAACTTGACAATATCTTTTCGTGTGACTAATAATGCTTCTGCCATGACTATTAACTTGCGAATCCTTGATTAGGCATGTCCACAGGTCTTGTTGCAACACGCTTATCATTTACTTCTGGTTTAAATCCTTCTTTCTTTGCTTTGTTTACAGATATTTCTGCGTTTGGGTTTGTAGCATCTGGTTTTACACCTTTACCCATGTACGTTTTGCGCATCCAAAAATGATGACATCGAGCACCGCCCTTAAAAAGCCATATATCGTATGTGGCTGCGCCACCTTTTCCAAATCCTGCGTTTACTGCTCGTTGGCTCATTTGCATTATATCTTCTTTTCTATATACTTTTTTGGCAGTTACCATTTTCTTGCAAAATTCTCTGCTGTTGTCTTTAGTTTGTAATGGTGCATATTGATAACGTACCTTAAATTTTAATACTTTATCATCTTCTTCAACCTCACCATCTTGGTCGCTACCTGCGTTTGGTCTTGCAGAACCTGTAGATGCTAATCCTATCATTTTGTCAAGAACTTCTTCTTGATCGTAATCAACAGGTCTTTCATCTACTAACTCCCATTCGTCTAAATCTTCTTCTTCACCAAATTCATCTAACAATTCAAACATTGCATCGTCATCAAAATCTGTTTCTTCAGATAACTTTACCCCTGTTTCTTCTTCACGCGCTTCGTCTGTAACAGCGTTGTCTGTTTCGATAAATTCTAGGGGTTGTAACGTCTTAAAATAAAGTTTTAGACTTATGCCATTAACCGCTAGTATTTGGTCAATACAATCGATTATAAGGTCTTGATAAGGTCGTATAGTAATGTTTTGGAAAAGCAATGATGCTGTCTTAATTTCATCTGCATTATTTCCAAGTCCGCTGTTGCCATCTCTAATACCTAATAGTAAAGGTGATGTTACCCTGTGTCCTACCATTAACTTTCTTGCGGCTTCGCTTGATAGGTATTCGTAGTGTGCAGGGGCATCGTTTAATGGTACATCGTCAATCGTTGTTTTGCTTTCTGCGTTGTTGTTAAATGCAATAATTACCTTTTCGCCTAAAGAACCTGTAAGTTTTGACATTACATCGTTCTTGATTTGTAGCTGTTTTTCTCTATCTGGTACACCATTGTTAAAGTTTACAACCTTTGTGCCGCTAAAACCATTTTGTACGTCATTGATAAGATAATCGGCAATGTTGCTTTCTAACTCTGCGTAGGCTAGTGATCCCATGTAATCTGGTGGGCAATAATAGTCGTATCCAGACACATATTTTTTTACAATCATGATTTCTGGCTCTTTGCCATCACCACAACCAAAAGCAGCAATACGACTTGGCTGCTCATTGTTTTTCATTTTACCCCAATTAGGGTGATAGTAATAGGCTTTTATGTCGCCATCTTCATTGTATTTTTCAGCGCGTAGTGTTTGTCTTGGGAAATGCTCTGCGCGTAACACTCTGCCATCTTTGTATAATATTTGGAAAGATGCTTCACCTAGCATTTTAAGGTCTAGTGCAACCTTTTTTAGACAGTCGTTGTGGAATATAGATCGCAATGCTGCGTATTCGTCTGTTTTGGTGCTAGAATCTAAAGCATCTAGTCCTTTACCATAAATCATGTTACTAATACCATTTATAATGGCATTGTTAGTAGATGAATTTACATATAAGTCTATTAGGTATTGGTAGTAGTTGTTATCATCACCATAGGCAACCCACTCCTTTTTCTTATCTTCTTTGACTTTAGGTCTGTTATAAGATGATAAATTAACTATGTGTACGTTTTCCATTCTATAATACTATAAATTCGTTGTCTTGGCTATGTTCTGTGTATGCGCCATTATTGATACTGTAACTGCTTATTGTTTGGTTTGTGCAAAAAACCTTATCTCTATATATTAGGTCACTTCCTGCTGTTATTTCTAAAGCGTAATACGTGTCCTCTACGAGCGTAAAAACGTCTGTGTGTTGGTAATAGTAATCTTCTTCAGTAAAAGACGTTGTGGTGTCGTTATACGCTTCCTTGTTCGTAGTTTCGTTCGTTAACTTTATTGTGTAAGTCGTTCCATCTGTGTAAGAACGTGGAATAAAGCTAAATGTTTGGTTACCTGTTGACTTTTGTAAAACAATCATATATATACAATAAATTTACTTTGTTTTTGTTAAATATAAGCATAAAAAAAGGGGCATCTCTGCCCCTCTTTTACCAAAGTCAAATCCTACTATGTTACACTAGGTGCTGATGTCAATCCTGCAAATGGATCAGCTTCAGTCGCTCCTTCTAAGAAGTTAGCAGGTAATTGCTCTTGTGCGCTAAGTGTAAGTGTATATCCACTTAAATCGCCCATAGCAGTTCCTGTAACAATAGTTCCACCTGTTACCTCTGCACCATGCTCTGCTCCCATTAAGAAAGCGTTGCCATTGTAATCATGGATAACAACATGTGGTCTGCCATAAGAAAGTAATTTTAGTTCCTTATGATCTTCTTTTGTCAATTTTGTAAGGGTAAGGTTCAATGTCTGCTCAAAGAATGTAGTACCGTTTTCACGCGATGACGTGATAGTTTGCTCAAAACTGTTTGCACCTTTAAGATCATACTTATATGTAGTTGGTGTAGTTCCCAAGTTATCTACAACATCGGTATCGGTAGCATCGTAAGTAATATCAATGTCACCATGATCAAAAAAATACACAGCCTTAATTCCACCTACAACGTCTTTACATTCTAGCGTTCTTGAACGTGTTAAATCACAAGCCATATTATTTTGTATTAAAAAAAGGGTAGGCAGATAATCACCACCTACCCCTTTTGATTAAAAATTATTATTCTTAGTTTGCTGCGTTAGCGATTCCGTAAGTTACTACATCTTCGATAACTCCAACTTGAACACCTGCGGTGAATCGCATTACAACGCGAACGTTGTCTGATCCATCAAGGTCGCTCATATCTAATACTTTTACTTCGTTGTGGTCTGCTAATAGTCCTGTACCAAAGTATAAGTTAGATTTTGGTGTAGCAATTGCATCATTGTCTGCAAGTCCGTTAGCTACAAACAACTTAACACCATCAAAAGATAGGCTTCCGTTGTTCCACCATTGTGTACCTTGATTGTTTGTACCTGCTGCTCCTAATCCAGAAGAACCAAATCCACCTAATGCACGTACATACGCTCTTGCAATGTTTTGTGAAACATAGATATATAAATCTTCTTGTCCGTAAAGTGTAGAAGGAATTGCATCTACAATGCTTCCAAGCTGTGCAATTACGTTAGAAGAAGTTACAGTAGTACCTGCAATCTCTTGTCCACTTGGTAAGTTAGCATCATCAGCAACTAACTTGGTAAATCCGTTGAATTGTCCGTTGTTAGCTGTATCACCTGCCCAAATAGAACGCTCTGTGCGGTCTGCTACTTTTGCAGCTACATAGCCGATTAAGTAATCTTGGAAAGATGCAGGAAGTGAATGATGGGCAGATAATCCCATGCTGATTGCTTCCCAATCTGAAATAAAGTCTTTCTTACAAAGTTGTAAGTTTACTTGTTGGTATTCTGGTTCAAGAATACGCTCTGTCATTGTGATAGTAGATGTAGGATCAAAATCACATGTTGCATCTTTTACGATAGCATCAGTAGATAATTTTTTGATTACCTCTTTGTACTTCACATTTGGTTTTACGGTAATTCCACCATTCTCAATAGTAGAACCGCTTAACAACGCAGCGGAGATATACTCACCTGCAGCTTCACCTGCATACGTTGTTGTAATTGATGTAGTTGTTGCCATTTTCTTTTATAAATTATTCTCTATTATTCTTATTTATTAACTTGGGTCAGTTGCAGTAATAGAACCTGCACCGCTTCCAATTCCACTTACAAACCATGCTGAACCATCTGACCAAATGTCGATAAAATCACCAACAGTTTCAGCAGATGCCACAAAATTGATTTGATCTTCGTCTGCTGCAACAACACTTGCACCATTTACTACTAATACACCGCTGATGTTGTCACCTTCGGCTGAATCAATAATAAAGTTGTCTGTAGCAAAGTTGTCAGCAACGATAAATCTAAAATTAAGTCCAGACTTCAATGCAGGTAATGTAACTGTTTTACCTGTTGAGTTGTCTAGCTTATACCATGTACCGCTGTTTCCTGCAGTCAAGGTTGTATCGGCAGAAATAGTTCCAACATCGTTGAAAATTCTCTCTTCATCATTTGATGTACTTCCTATTTGTCTTGTAGGCATTTTTTATTATTTATTAATGTTAGATATTCTTTGTAATACTCTGTCCATTGTAGATGCAGGTTGTTTTTGTGCGTATAAATTAAACGCTTTCTTGGTTTCTGCTTCTGGGTTGTGTGTTACCTTCTGTACTTCTTCAACAGCAGATAATTCTTCCTTAACTTCTTCTACAATATCATCAACAATTTCATCTACGCTTTTTTCTTCGGACATTTCTTCTTTGTCTTTGATCATAGCCTTGATTTCTTCAATCATGTCTTTGACCTCTGCTAATTCTTCTTTTGTAGCGTAGCCCATTTCTTCTTTTTCTTCTTCTAGCTGCTCTTCTTCTGCTTCTACTTCTTCTTCAGCAGGTGCTTCTTCAGCAGCACCGATTGATGCAATGATACCTTCTTCTTCTACGACTAAGGTAGTTCCATCTTCTAAGGCATATTCGCCTATAGGTAAAGCCACTTTTTCATCTTCAGTAACAATAAAAACTTCTTGACCTGCAGCCATTGATTCAGCTTCTATCACAGTACCGTTTTCTAAAGTAGCTTGTGCTAACTTCACTTCCTCTACTTCTGCTTCGATGGAAAGAAGTTGTTTTGCTTTTGATAAAATTTCTGTTGCTTTCATATATTGTACAATAAATTATTATATAGGTTGTTGTATTTTTAACTATGCTTTCTTTTGTATAACAAACCATTCAGTACCATCACTCCATATTGCAATACCCTCGTAAGCCTTATTGACATCATAGTCATTTGTGCTTCCATCTAGGTTTTGACCGCTCTTTGGTGTAAGTTCTACGTGTGTGTTTGTGCTAAATGTGCTGTCGCTAATAAAGCGTATTTTACGATTTGTGTGTGTTGTTGCATCTGGTAAAGTATAAACCGCTGTACCATTTCCACCACTCCATGATAATTTTATCATTTGTGCGTTATCGTAAGTTGTCGCATCAAGGTCAACAGTTTCTCCTGCTGTGGCTGTTTTAGAAACAACAATCATTTTACCTACTAAATCTTTGACTGTGGTTTTTACCGTACTACTACTTTGTACCAATGGTATCTGTTCTGCACCTGTTAGTGTAGCTGCATCGGTTAATTGACTTATCTTTTTATCTGCCATTACTTAAATAATTTGTGACCGTTTTCTTGTATAAATATTTGACCTTCTTCTGTGTATAAGAAGTAGTTTGATCTTGTTATATTGCCAATACCTTGTGCTTCAAAGCTACCATCGCAACACTTTGTGCTATATGATCCATCTGGACATAAACATGCACGTCTATTGTTTTTAGGGCTTGGTGCTTTTTCTTCGTATTTTCTCATTTGATAGGTACACAATTAGGTACACGTCTGCCATTTTTAGTTTTAAAGCCAATCATTTCGTATCCTGTTTGGCAAGGTTTTTTAAGGTCAGCTTCTAGTAAATCTAATTCACGCAGTTTACTTCCTGCCCAACGTAATCCTGCCTTACCACCCCACAACAAATATGAAATAGTTCCACAGGCTTCGCTGTTTCCTTCATCGTAATATTCTTGCGCTCTACTTAGGTAGCTGAACATTCTTTTTATTGTTTCTACAGTTACAGCCTTTCCCTGTGCAAGTTGTTGCGCTCTTACCTTTCCTACCTGCGTTGCACACTTGTTGTTTACTTTCTCGTTTAATTCTATTCCTCTTTTAGCGTTATTACTTACTGCATCTGGGTAATCTGCAAATGATTCTAGTTCTTCGCCAGATAATATTAATTTTAATTCTTCTAGTAAAAAATCTTCTTCGGCTTGTTCCCAAGCAGACAGGTTGTTTGGTTCGTTTGGTCTTTCTAATCTATCAGCAAAGTAGCCTTCAATACTAAAACCTTTTACTCGCCCTGTCTTGACATAGTTTTCCCATACATCATCGTTCAATACTTTCATAGAAAGCATCCATGTACCAAGTGGTACTTCCATGTCATAGGCTCTTGATTTATCTTTTTCTAAATCTTCTACAATCCATGATTCAACAGCCACCAATCCTTCTAAGGGCATTTGGTGTTCTAAGGTTGATTTATTGTGGTTACCTTTTATAAAAAACAATTCACTTGCTTTGCGTACTGTGTCACGCGAAAAGTAAATGTAATATTCGTTGTCCTCGTTTTTTCGGTAAATTGGTTTATTAGGAATAAGAGCAGCACCCATAAGGATACGCTTCTCTTTGTTCACTTCTGCAAATTTAAACTCATGGTTTTTTAATGCAACAAAGTCCTCTTCAATCGCAGGGGTCTCTACAATGG